CGCTGATAGGGCGAAGCGATGTTCTTTTCATCTGTCATCTGGATGTGGCTCTGACCACACCACGCCGTGTCTGTCGCCATATTCCTGCGCAACTGTAATCAGATCGGCAAACTGGCGCACCGATAATTTGCTGCTGTGAAAGCCGACAGGGAATGGCTCGCCGTTCAATCCGTTCTCAAAGCGCGTGGCGTGGCCGCAGGCGTGCATCATGAGCGCCTTCCATACCTCTGGCGTGTGCGTTCGACCTTCGGGCTTGGCGCGCGAAATATCGGACAGCATCGCCCAGAACTTCGCGTTCTGATCGGCATTGCGCGTGGCTTCCTTGATCGTCACGACCGCATCTGGCGGTGCGCGGCGTATGAGGTCACATGCCAGCGCCCGTTGTGCGTCACCCCGGAGAATGACAGTCTGCGCCATTATTCAGCCTCTGGCAATTTTGGAAGTGGCATCCAGTGAGTAGCGCCACCGTCAGCAGTTATCGTGTAATCGCCGTTGAACATCCAGCAATCACCCCACAAAACACTATGGTAAAACGCACCGATGACAACTTGCCCATCTTGCGCGTTACTATTGGGGGCCAGTGCAAGAAGTATCTCGGTGCCATCCTTCGGCGCGGTCTCAATCGGTTGCCATTCCATCAGTCCATCCCCAGCGCAGTGAGATACATTTCAAGGACGGCCTCTTTCTCTGCGCGCTCGTCTGGGTTCATCTTTCGCAGCTTGATGATTTCGCGCAGGATGGCGGTGTCGTAGCCGCAGCTTTTTGCCTCGGCCAGCACATCTTTCTGCTGATCGGCAATGTCCTGCTTTTCAGCCTCAAGACGCTCATAGCGCTCAATGAAGCTGCGAAGATGGTCTGCGGTGATTTGGTAGTGGTCTGTCATGCGGTTCTCGCTTTCAGTTGTTCGATCTTGGTTTCCATTTCGGCAATGAATTTCTGCACTTCCTCAACGATGGTCTTCGCCAGCTTCTCGTCAAACTCCACGCGGCGCACGAACATCTGCATGTCCACGGGCAGGCGGGGGTCAAAGCTAACGAAATCGCACCACTTGCGCCCGGCGCAGAGCATCTGAACGTGCATCTGCGTGATGTATTTCCCCGGCACCTTGTCGCTTAGAAGCGTTTCGATGTGCGTGGCGGTGTTGGGGCATTTGATTTCGATCAGACCATCGTCACCGATCAGCCCGTCAGGTGATGCGCCGAAGCCCGCAATTTCGGGATGCGGCACAAAGCCAGTTTCCACCACTGTCGCGCCGGTCATGATTTCGTAGGCCATACGCGCCTGTGGCTCAGTCTCGGTCCCCCATTGCATCGCGGCAGAGGAAAAGCCCCCCTGCCGCTCGCCTGTCAATTTTTCGCAGATCAACTCGGCCATATAGTTGGCGCGGCTGGCGCTGTAACCGCTCTTGGTCTGCGCCATCACATCGGCGGTGCGGGATGCTGTGACGCATCCCATCCGCGCTTCAAACCATTCTTCGGTGCGTTGCTCCATCACTCGGCCCCCAGCTTTTTGGTGAGCATTGCAATGGTCTGGTCTGCCTGCTGCGCGGTCAGATCGTGCAGTTCCGCGACCTTCCAGTATGCGCACAGCTTGGCCTCGTCGCTGGCGGTGCGCTCAATCAGGTCGTTGATTTCCTTCCACTGTTCTGCGCTGATTTTGGCTGGCGGCTTGGGCTGCTGCTTGGGCGCTGCGGCTGATGCTGCATTGCCATCGTCATCCGTATCGGGCGCAATACCAGTTAGGCTTTCAAGGCCAATCCGCTTTGCATATGTCGTCGCGGATTTCATTCCCTGCATATTGTTGCGGTCAACAATTAGCGGGACGTCGCAGTGAATGTGCGTGTCCGTTGCGCCGTGGGAAAGTGTGGTCCGCATGACCATACCCTCATCATCGCGGATCATGCTGTGATACATTGCAATGCCTTGTTCTGATAAAGCTGGGACCACAACCGAAACGACATCTGCCAGATCGGCGTAACGGCTTTTAAAGGCTGGGTTGATTGATCCTTTAGTAACCTTGCCCATATTTGACTGCGCCGCGCAGAGGGCGGTGTAGATGTTTTTGTGTTCAGTCATTTTACGTCCTTCCATAGTTGTTTAACGATTGCCCTGTATGCTGTCATTGTGCTGACGCCGAATAAGGAGCCAATCTTTGCGTAACTTTCACCTGTTTTCAGCCTATATTTGCGCATCTCTCTAACCATTTCCTCGGTTAGCTTTGCCATCGCGTTCCTTTCGCCCGCTGAATTTGTGCCGTGATTTTCTTTATCTGCGGCGTTTTCTTCTTTAGTTCCCCAACGCAAATTTGACGCTTTGTTGTTTGATTTGTCGCCATCAAGATGCCTGCATTCCATACCCTCTGGGCAAGGTCCGTGATATGCCTCGCATATCAATCTGTGCAGGTATGCTTTCTCTAGGTGTCCATCTGATCTTTTAAGCTGCAAGCCAACGTATTGCCCCATTTTGATGGGTTTCATTACTATTGGCGTTGGCCTGACGCGAGATACAACAAAGCCGTCTTGGTGAAATTCGTAATCAGGAAACCTGTTGATTGTCATCATATCGCACCCAATATTTGCCGACGTTATGACGTTAAAACCAAGAAGTAAGGAAGTCAACTGCCGTTCTGTTTCTTGCGTTTTGCCGCGATGGCGATGAGCAGTTGCACGGCAAGCGTGCGGATGGCGTCAAGCTGGCGCGCGGTCATTCCAGCACCGCCTTTGCGATTGCCAGCACCCAAGGCAGGCCGAAGACCATAGCGGCGATGCAGAGCCCGCCCAGAATGTCGTCAAGCGTGAAGCGGCTCATTGCATTTCCTCCCATTCTGCAACCCGGCTTTCAAATTGCGCGACCACGCCAGAGCCAAACATTTCTGCGATCTGATTGGCGGTAAAGCGAGTGTTGCCCACCTGAACGTCAATCAGCGTGGCAACGCAGATGTGTCCGTCAATGCCGCCAATGTCTGCGCTGTAGTCTTCCTCATACTCAATGCGCAGCGTAGCGATGCCAGAGATACTGCTGGTGCGGTCGCTGAAGTAGTCCTCGGTGTCGTGTTCAACGTATTCCATTGGTTCATATCCTGTTGAGGGTGGTGGGGGCCGAAGTTGGGGATATTAAAAGCGCACATCGTTTTGAGCGAACCATTCGCAAACGTCAAAATCACCGCAATAGCAAAGATTGCTTTCAAGGGTGGCAAGTGCGATGGCGTCAAATTCCGTTTCGGATGCGGCCTTATCAACGTGAATGGTGTCATTGGCGTTGAGTTCTGCGTTGTCAATCATCAGCTTCACGCGGTCTGCAAGGTCTTCAGAGCGACCCCAAGGCAGTGCGCGAGCAAGTTCTGCAATCTGTGCGAAGGTTTGCGCGGCCATCTGTGTATCTCCTTGGTGTGTTGTTCGTTTCCTTGCATCCAACATACAGCTTCCTTGGGTATGTGCAACAAAAAAATTGCACTTGACCGAAGAAAGTTTAGCCCACATACTGCGCAGCATGAACAACGCACCAAACATGATCCGGCAATGGCTTAGGGACGAGGGCCGCAAGGCGCTCTGGCTCGCAAGTCAAGTGCCTGCGGATCGGGCGACCGTCAGCCAGTGGCTCACAGGTCGCAGAACCCCGCTGCCGCCTGCACGGCGTCGGCTTGCTGAAATCACGGGCTTGCCTGTTGATGCAAAGGAAACGTGGGAATGAGACCCGGCGATATGGACCAATGGGAAGTCGAAAACGACCGCGTATGGCGCGGGATGCTGCGGGTCGGCGTCGGCCTTGTGCTGATGCTGTTTGCGTCGATGCTGATCGGCATCGTTCTCGGCTATCTGATTTGGGGCATATGATGAAACAGAACCCGCAGCGCGATGTGTCCTCCCCATATCTGCGCGCGGAGGCGGCAGGGCTGATCCCCTCGGTTAGCCTTGCCGCCGCCTTACCTTTTTCGGAAAATTTACCGTATCAGATAACGCATTTTTTCGAAACTCTGGGCATCGCAGACGACATACCTTGGAGGCCAACGCATGACCAAGACGAGCCGCCTTTCTGATCTAGAGCGGGAAATCCTGACGTATCTCAACATCGTCGGCGGGACCGACGCGGCTGATCTTGCGGAAGTGTTGGGCATCAGCGAGCGGTCTATTCAAGAGGCGCTGCATAAGCTAGACGACGAGGGCCACGTTATGATGCGGCTGGGCTGGTATCGTCTTAGCGAGGCTCAGAAGGCTGGCAGGCTATGACGACCGAAGCTGGCCGCAGGTTTATCGCAAATCGCCTCAACGCAGCGCGGAACCTGTCAGAACTGGCGGCAGTCTGGGCGACCATCGCTGTAGCGTATCAGCGCGAGCCGCAGATTTTCGAATTGAAGGAACGCCTTAAGGAACAGATGGAGAGGAATAAATGAAAAGCGAAGATTGGCAACCAATGGAAACAGCGCCGTTGAACCCATACGGAAAGCCTTGGGGACCGATTGTTTTAATATGGGATCGTGCTACGCAAAGCCCAGTCTGCGCGTATTTTGAACCTTGGCACGGTTACAAAGATCAAGATTGCGGACCAGCTTGGGTTGTTGCTGACGGTGTAGGTGACAGCGCAATCACACCAGAAGACGCCGGTGGCTGGATGGATATTGAAAAGCCAAGTTGGGAAAAAGAATGAACGACATCATCGCAAAGCACGTTGTCATGCTTCGGGCCACGCAGGAGCGCCAGAACGCCATCGAAGCCCTAGAGCGCGTCAAGCGTAGGGGCGACACGCAGGCAATCAACCGGGCGCAGCGCCGAGTGTATGACGCCAATCATCGACTGATGCAGGCCGAGCGCGAGGTGTTTGCTTGAGGCGCGCAGCAAAGGTTGACGCCAATCAACGCGAAGTGGTTGCAGCCCTTCGCGCCGCAGGCGCTAGTGTCCAGCTACTACATGCTGTGGGTGAAGGATGTCCCGATCTATTAGTAGGGTATAAGGGCTTGAATATGCTGCTTGAGGTGAAGGATGGCAGCAAGCCGCCAAGCGCGCAGAAGCTGACGCAGCAGCAAGAAGAATGGCACCGAGACTGGCGTGGTCATCGCGTGGTTGTGAACAGCCCGGAAGCCGCGCTTACGGCGATTGGCGCTATCGCTGTGCGTGGGCAGATTAGCTAATTTATGAAGGGGCTACCTGATGAACACGCCAAAGACTATAAAGTATGCAGACAACTTCTATCGCTCAGTCGGCAGCGATTTTGACGGCGTGTTTGATTGGGAATGGATGCAGGACTGCTGGCCTAACCCGCACGACAAACCGATGGACATTGATGGCTTTAAGGAGCGCCGTGGTCATTGCCTTATCATTGAAACAAAAGACCCCGGAAAAGACATTCCGCTTGGCCAGAGGATCGGGCTTGAGGCGTTACACCGAAAAAAAGATGTGAGCATCATGCTTATATGGGGAAAACAAGAGCCACAGAATGGCGAGTTTTGGTTTCCAAACAGCCGCGCCGTAGAAAAATTTACTGGCGCAGACCACGCGCGTGACTTGGTAAGGCGGTGGTATGCACATGCAAACACTGCCCCAAAATCGTAAAAATTACACAAATTTTGCTGCGATCGGTGTGATTGCAATCGTCGGTGATATAGGATAAGAAGAACGGGCGGGGAGCATGTGGGATGCTCAACCCGCCCAAAATACGCCGAAACCCCCGGCGCAGCCCTTCATTAACATGACGGTGCCGCGCTATCAATATGCGAGGTGCGATATGAGTCATTACATGACTGCTCTGGCTATGAAGCAACGGGGGCTGAAACCAGCCGCCAAGATTGTGCTTTACTGGCTGGCAGACCATCACAACGAGACCACGGGCGCTTGCTTCCCCAGCCTCAAGACGCTGGCGCAGGAGTGCGAGATGGATAAGGCGACCGTTGTGCGCCATCTTGACGCCCTTGAAAGTGCCGGTTTGATTGAGCGCCAAGAGCGCATCAGGGACAACGGGTCTCAGACCAGCACGGCATACACATTGATGCTCACCCCTGTCGCAGAATACAACAGCCCCTGTCGCAAAATGCAACAGCCCCCTGTCGCAAAATGCGACACCCTTAACCTTGGAATAAATAACCTTGGAAAAGAACAAGATCATTTGGGTGTGAAGGTCGGATTTTCAGAGTTCTGGGAACGAGCGCCGAACAAGGTAGCGAAAGCACAATCTCGCAAGACTTGGGACAAGCTGACGCCAGCACAGCGCGAAGCGGCGCATGAGAACGTGACCGCTTGGTATGACTGGTTCCGCAAGACCTATCCGACCGCTTCAATGCCGCATCCGTCAACCTACCTAGCGCAACGGCGCTGGGAAGACGAAGGCTGGAAGCCTGCACAAGCGCAATCCGTGGATCGGGCTGCGTTCTGGGCCGAAAGCATCAAGGCTGGACGTTACGTCTCGCCAGCAACCTGTCCGCCCGCTCTGTGCGCAGAAATGGTGCAGCGCGGTCTGGTCACATCAACTCAACTGAAGGAAAGAGGACTAGCAGCATGAAAATAGAACTGGGCTATCATCCCGAATACGGCTTGACGGATGAAATCAGGATCAAGGCCATCAACGACGCCCGCATCTGGTCGGTCAAAGTTGCGGCAGAGAAAAATTGCGTTTCGCCGGTTTCGATCTACAAATGGCGCAAACGGGTGGAGCAGGTCGCATGATTACGACAATTACCTGTATGGCGGTTGCCATCTACTTCGAAGCCCGTGGCGAACCGATTGACGGGCAGATGCTGGTTGCAGAGACCATTTTGAACCGGGTGGCCGACGAGCGCTGGCCCGATACGGCCTGTGATGTGGTCAAGCAGCCGGGTCAATTCAGCTTCTATAGCGACGGCAAGAGCGACCGCCCGCGCGATATGGAAGCCTACACCACAGCCGTTCTGGTGGCCCAAGAAGCGCTTGAAGGGCATCATTTGCACACGGGCGCGCTCTACTACCACACGACCGATGTGCGGCCTGTATGGCGTCACGCTTTGGAACCCATTGGGCTAGTTGGCGACCACATCTTTTATGCCAACACCAAAGACTGCCGCCTGCCGACATGCTCTATTCGGCCAGTGCCAAGACCGGAGCGCCCGTAATGGACAGAGTGTCAAAAATACTGCGCGAAGTGGCGAAAGAATTTGATGTGCCGGTCAACGAACTGCGCGGTCCAAACATCGCCCGCCACATCGCAAAGCCACGGCAAATCGCATACCTTCGCTTGCGTGACGAAACGGATTTATCCTATCCTACCATCGGTCGCATAATGGGAAACCGCGACCACACCACAATCATCTATGGCATCAGGGCCGTGACGAAGCGGCTACAGCAAGGGGAAAGATACTAATGGCAAGCGTGAACAAAGTCATCCTTCTAGGCAATCTGGGCCGCGACCCAGAGGTTCGCACCTTTCCGAAAGGCGGTAAGGTTTGCAATCTGCGAATTGCCACATCGGAAAGCTGGAAAGACAAAAGCACGGGAGAGCGCAAAGAGCGCACAGAATGGCACAGCGTTGCCATCATGTCTGAGCCAATGGTGCGGATCGCGGAACAATACTTGCGCAAGGGCAGCAAGATTTACATCGAAGGCCAGCTTGAGACCCGGAAGTGGCAGGACCAGACCGGCGCGGATCGTTACAGCACCGAGATTGTTCTGCGCCCATACAGCGGCACGCTGACGCTGCTGGACAAAGCAGGCGACAGCGACCAACGCGGCGATGTCGGATACCAGCAACCACCCGGCGCTGACTATCAGGACAACTTAGACGATGAAATTCCATTTTAAGGCGAACAAATGACCGCAATGTCAAAGGAAAGGTTTGAAGAACTGATCGGCAAGCAGATGGCGGAACTGGCCCACAAAGAAGGCCACCGCCCCGGCCTGCCCAAGATAGACCTAAAAGCCGTCGAGAAGCTGAAGGCCACCCGCTACTCAATGCACAATCACGCCAACACCAAGCGCGCAGAGGAAAACAAGCGACTGGTTCTGGCGGCGTTTATGATGGGCGCGCGGACAGTGACCGAGGCGGCAAAGAAGGCAAATATGGGCGTGGAGCGAGCAAGGCACTGCGTGCATACGCTCGTCAACGAGGGCGTTCTAGAGCATTACGGAATACTGCATGTGCAGGGCGGACAATCAAAGCTGTATCGCATCATACCCTGACCGGCGGGTTAAGGCTGGCGGCTAGTGGATGTTGCCGATGTGGTCGCGGTTAGTTCGCATCAAAACACCACGGCGCGGGGTCTGTTTTAAGGCGACCTTTCCTGACAGAACGCCCGCGCATCAACGTCACTTTTTGCATAAGGGAAAGACAAATGACATCGAAGATTATCGCAGATGAAGTAGCCCGCCAGATCAAAGCGTGCAAAACGATAGATGAAGCATACTGCAAGGTGGCAACCGAAATTGGTTGCTCTAAGCGTCAAGTGGTTGAGGCATATCTTGAGGAAATTATGATACCCAAACTAGATGCGTGGCAGGCTGGCGGGCAGCTTCAAAACAAAGGAAACTGAGCCGCACTTTACGCAACGGCCTTCAATGCCTATACTGCGCTCACGACAAGGCAATCACGCCCTGCACCGAGAGCAAAGCAAATGACTAAGCAGTCAAGCATTGAATGGCCTGCCGACAAGGTAGAGCGCCGCCCGATCAGTGATCTGATCCCCTACGCCCGCAACAGCCGCACCCACAGTGACGCACAGGTGGCACAAATCGCCGCAAGCATCCGCGAGTGGGGCTGGACGATGCCGATCCTCATAGACGAAACAGGCAACATCATCGCAGGTCACGGGCGCGTGATGGCTGCGCAAAAGCTGGGCATCAAGGATGTTCCCTGCATGACGGCAGAGGGATGGAGCGAAGCAAAGCGGAGGGCATACGTCATCGCAGACAACAAGCTGGCGCTCAACAGTGATTGGGACGTTGAGGCATTGAAGCTGGAAGCGCAGGACATTGACGCGCTGGGCTTTGACTTGACGTTGACGGGTTTTGATCTTGGCGAACTGACTGCGCTGTTTGACGAGCCGGACTTCGCGCCCGGAACTGAAGACGATCAGGGCAAGCTAGATGAACTTGCGCCGAAAGTAGTAACATGCCCACATTGCGGCCAAGATTGGGATTTGCGAGAATATGGGCAAGGCTGATCTGCGCATAGACTGGGCAACGCATGAGGCGGCAAAGTATGCCTGCGTCAACTGGCATTACAGCGGGTGCTTGCCATCATCACTGCAGAAAAGAGTGGCTGTTGGCGCTTGGGAACAAGGAAAATTTATAGGCGTTGTTGTATTTGGCCACGGCGCAAACCCTCAGATCGGAAGCCCGTATGGTCTGACAATCAATGAGTGCGTGGAATTGACCCGCATTGCTTTGAAGCCTGACCATAAAAATGCTGTTTCTCGTATAGTTCGATTGGCTTTGATGTTTCTTTCAAAGTCTCAGCCGGGCTTGAGGCTTATTGTAAGCTATGCCGATCAAGCGCAGGGCCATCACGGCGGCGTATATCAGGCGGGAAACTGGATTTACGTAGGCAGCATGAAGGGCGTTCCATCGCTTAGATATAAAGGTAAAATCTGGCACGCAAAGGCGCTTAGGACTTCGTATCCCAGCCTTAAACATTCCGATCCATCGGTTGAGAAAGTGCCAGCGGGAGATAAACACAAATACCTCATGCCACTAGACGCAGACATGCGGGCGCGTATAATGCCGCTTGCAAAGCCATACCCAAAGCGTGCGAAGCAGGCGATGGCCGACATCCAGTCGGAACAGCGGCAGGGCGGCACTGACCCGCACGCTCCAAATACAGGTGAGGCAGCATAATGGCAGGCCGTCCAGCAAAGACGCTCACAGATGACCAGCGCGCACAGGTCGAAGCGCTCGCCGCATATCTGACGCAAGAACAGATAGCGGACTATTTCGGCATCGCGCGCAACACATTCATCGCCATTATGGAACGGGAGCCAGATATTTCTGAGCGCTATAAAAGAGGCAAGGCAAAAGCCATCGGCGCAGTTGCTCAAGGTCTGATCCAGCAAGCGCGCAATGGCGACAAGGTGGCCGCAATGTTCTATCTCAAAACGCAGGCAGGATGGCGCGAAACCAATCAGATTGACCATACAAGCAGCGACGGCAGCATGACGCCGCAAACAGTGGAGCGCGTCATTGTCAAAGCTGAGAATACCGACCGCTGAGGCTTTCGCACCGCTTCTAAAGCCCAGCCGCTACAAAGGCGCGTGGGGTGGCCGTGGATCGGGCAAGTCGCATTTCTTCGCTGGCCTGATGGTAGAGGAACATCTGTGCTTCCCCGGCCATCGCAGCGTCTGCATCCGCGAAGTGCAGAAGTCTCTCAAGCAATCGGCAAAGAAGCTGATCGAAGACACGCTGCAAAGATACAATCTCGGTGAACCGCAGGGCTTCAAGGTTTTCCGCGAAGTGATCGAAACCCCGCACGATGGGCTGATTATCTTTCAGGGCATGCAAGACCACACCGCAGACAGCGTGAAATCGCTGGAAGGCTTTGACCGAGCGTGGGTGGAAGAAGCACAGTCGCTGTCTGATCGGTCGCTCTCGCTGCTGCGCCCGACGATCCGCGCAGAGGGGTCGGAACTGTGGTTTAGCTGGAACCCGTCGCGCGCCACTGATCCCGTAGACATGTTACTACGTGGGCCAATCTCGCCAACTGACGCCATCGTGATCCGCGCCAACTGGTCGGACAACCCTTGGTTCCCTGCCGTGCTAGAGCAAGAGCGGAAAGACTGCCTAGAGACGCAGGCCGACCGCTACGGCCACATCTGGGAAGGCGAGTATGCCACGGTGCTGGAAGGCGCGTATTACGCAAAGCACTTGACGCAAGCCCAGCTTGATCGGCGCATCGGACACGTTGCGCGTGATCCGCTCATGAAAACCTACGCCTTCTTTGACATCGGCGGCACATCGACACGATCCGACGCAACGGCCATTTGGATTGCCCAGTTCGTCGGGGCAGAGGTGCGCGTGCTGGATTATTACGAAGCCGTGGGCCAGCCGTTTGAGGCGCATGTGAACTGGCTGCGCGCCAACGACTACGAAGACGCGATTTGCGTGCTGCCGCATGACGGGCGCAAGCATGATGCGGTCTATCAGGTCACGCCGCAGTCGTTTCTGCGTGAGGCTGGTTTCAAGGTGGAAGTGGTGCCGAACCAAGGCGCGGGCGCTGCAATGCAGAGAATTGACGCAGTGCGGCGTCTGTTCCCGTCGATCCTGTTCAACGAAGCGACGACAAAAGGCGGGCGCGATGCACTGGGCTGGTATCATGAAAAGCGCGACGAAACCCGTGGGATTGGCCTCGGCCCGGAGCATGATTGGTCCAGCCACGGGGCTGATGCGTTTGGATTGATGGCTATCTTCAAAAATGGTATTAAGGCAGAAGGCGACTGGAATGAGCCACTGCGCCGAAACCTCAAGGGGATTGTCTGATGCCGCTCAAGAAGGGCTACAGCAAGAAGACCATTTCGCAGAATATTCGCACCGAAATGAAGTCGGGCAA